CCGGCTGCCAGGAGGCTGCGCCAGCGCCCAGGCGAGGACGGTCGGGTCCATGCGCGTCCTCCTGTCAGCGCAGCCAGCCGCCACGCGGCGCGAGCCATGCGCGCGGCCGATGGGTGTCGGGCGTGGCTGCCGGCGGCGGGGATGCCGCAGCGATGTTCCCGGCAGTGGGAAGTTCGGCGGCCGGCAGCGACAGCGCATCCGCCATCCGCGCCCAGCGCCCGTCGCCCCAGCCATCCATCCCGAGCGCAGCGGCGGCGGCACGCGCATAGACCCGGCAGTCGAGCGCCTCATTCCTTTCGCGGGTCTTCACCCACTCCAGCCGGCGAAAGCCATTGCGGCCCGCGCGCGCGACCAACTGCTCGGCGGTAAGCTGCCGGCAGAACTCCTCGCCCGCAGCGTGGACCGGCAGATGGACGTAGCCCGAAGGGAACGGCTCGCCGCTTTCTTCGGTCGGCCGGTCGAGCTTGAGCCAGCCATAGGTCTCGCCCTTCAGGAAGGAGGAACCCACAGGCCACACCTTGAGGCCGCCCAGCTTTCGGCCGTTCCGCCTGACCTCCATCGCCGCCGGCTGACCGACCGCGGCGCGCAATCCATCCTGGCCCTTCACGGCGATCGCGCGCCCCGCGCCGGCCCGCCGCACGAAGCTGTAGACCTCCGCCGTCGTCATGCCATCGCCACTGTCGATCGCCGCCATGGCGACCCCAAGCCGATGCCCGCTGGCGTGCCGCCACGTCTCGCCGAGCAGCAGCCGCAACTCCTCCCACACCGCCGCCTCGAACGGATTGCCGGCGAGCACCCGGTGCTCGACCAGCCAGGACTGCCGATCCTGCCCCCAGGCCCAGATCGAGGCCTCGAGGCGATCGCGCTGCACGTCCACGCCCGCCGTGAGCAGCAGCCCGCCCATCGGCACGGTGCCGGCCGTCCAGTCCTCCCGGCGGTCGTAGAGCCGCTGCCAGTCCGGCGCCTCGCCCGCCTCCTGCCAGGTCTCGCCGAGCACGGTGTTCCGGAACGTCTTGATCGCCCGGTCGTCGCCCTGGGCCGCCAGCCAGAGCCTCGCGATCTCCGACCAGGGCATCCAGCCGGGTGGGGAGTAGAGCGCCGAGATGTGAAAGCCGATCGCGTGCGGATCCGTGGCCGTGGCCGTGGCCCGCCATTCGCCCGCGGCCAGCATCGCCGCCTTGTGCTGCTTGCCGATCGGCGCGTCGCAGGCCTCGCAGAGATAGCGCGCGGTGTCCGGCTCGCCCTCGTCCCAGACCAGCCGCTCGAAGCGCAGGTGCTGGCGATGGCCGCAATGCAGGCAGGGAACAAAATAGCGGCGCTGGTCGGTCGCCAGGTACTCGCGCTCGATCCGCGACAGGCCGGCGATAGTCGGCGTGCTGACCAGCAGCACCTTGCGACGCCAGCCGAAGGTGCGCGCGCGGGCCTCCGCCAGCGCGATCGGATCGCCCTCGCCCTCGACATCACTTGGATAGGCGTCGATCTCGTCGAGGAACAGGAAGCGCGCCGACATCGAGCGCAGGCCGACGGCGCTGTTCGCGCCAGTCATCACCAGCTGGCCGCCGGGGAACTCCTTGCTGAGCTGGCGATTGCCGCTGTCCCGCGAGCGGGCTGGCGCGACCCGCTCGCGGATCGCCGGCGTCTCCTCGACCAACGGATCGATGCGCTGGTCGGAGAAGCGCTTCGCCAGTTCCGTCGTCGGCTGCACCGCGAGCATCGGCCCGGGCGCGTGGTGGATGACGTAGCCGATCCAGTTGTTGCCGCACTCGGTGCCGCCGACCTGCGCGCCCTTCATGAAGACCACGCGCCGTGCCGGATGGGCCGGCGACAGCGCGTCCATGATCTCGCGCAGGTAGGGCGTGCGCGCGGTGCGCCATGGACCGGGCTCGGCCGAGCCGCGGCTGCCGAGCATCCGATGCCGGTCGGCCCATTCCGAGACCAGCAGCGCCGGCTCCGGCGCCATGCCGTCGCGCCAGGCCTGCAGGATTTCTGCGTCGCCGTCGAAGCGGCCGAGTTCCCCCAGCAGATGCTCGCCTGCCATCAGCCGACGCTCACACGGACATCGTGCCGGTCAGCGAGATGCTGGCGCAGCCGCGTGTCCATCATGGTCTGCAGCCGGTGGGCATCGACGCCGAGCTCGGCAGCCATCTCGGCGGCGACGCGGGCGGGCCAGGCGAGGATGGCGTCGCGCTCCTCCTTGGCGAGGCGGTGCACCAGCAGCAGGGCGCGGGCCTTGTCGACCAGCTTGCCGCGGCGCTCGTCGAGCCGCAGCCGGCGCTCCTGCGCCTTGAGCACCTCGTTCGCCGTGCGCGCGTTGTGAAATGTGCTGCCCGCGGCGCGGGGGAGCGGATCAGGTGCGGCGATCGGCGGCTGCGTGACGAGCGGGCGCGGTGCGATGGGCGCAGTGGCGAGCGGGACTGGCTGGGCGAGCGATGCGGTCTTTCGTGTTGGGTCGCTGCTCTCCGCCAGCCGCGCGCGGACCTTCGCCACGTCCCACGCGCCATCCTGCTCGGGCGCGATGCGCCCCGCGCGCTGGGCCTTCTGCAGGGCGGTGTGGGACACACCGAGCCGCCGCGCCAACTCGCGCTGCGAGGCCACGCGGCCCTGCTCGGCGCTGGCGATCATGATGTGATCGAGTTCCCTCGAACTTAGCAATCGAACGAGCGCCAATCGCGCTTGGCTCGCGGCGCCTCACAGCGCGAATGGTCCGTCACGCGCAGGGGATGCCCTGCACCACGATGGAGACGACGATGACCGACCGCGAAGCCCGCGCCGCGCGCAACCAACTCGAGAGCATGGAGGCCTTCCTGATGAAGAAGGCCGAGTTCGACGAGTTGCTCGCCGAACTGCAGCAGGCCAGCGCGGACCACTTTGGCGCCGACCCCGAGGCGGTGCTCTGGGCCGAAGCCGCGTGGCTCGCGGATGCCACCGCGAAGCTGAAGCAGATCGCGGACCAGCATTTCCGCAGCGGCGAATACGCCGGCTAACGCGGCGCACCCCGCCACGGCCCCGACCGGGTTCTGCCCGGCGGGGCTCCCGGCAGTAGGGGGCCAAGGGTCGGCTCCCGCAACCGGAGACCCCGACGATGAAGCTTTCCGCCACCCAGCGCGTGATCCTCAGCGCCGCAGCCCAGCACGAGATGGGCCTCGCCCGCCCGCCGAAGACGCTGCCGGCCGCCGCGCGCAACGCGGTGTTCCGCAGCCTGATCAAGAACAACCTGCTGACCGAGATCAACGCGCCGCGCGAGCATGTCGGCCTGGGCTGGCGCCAGGACGAGGACGGCACCTGGATCGTGGCGCGGATCACCGACGAGGGGCTGCGCGCCATCGGCATCGACCCGAACGCGGAGGAGCCGGAGGAGGAGGACCCGCGCCCGCGGGATGAGCGGAACGGGGTGGACCCGCGGCTGCTGACCGGCATCGACGAGGACGACGACACCACGCCCACGGGCGGGGAGGACTCGCCACCGCAGGACCAGGACGCACTTCCGCCCGAACCCGCCCACGCCGCGCCCACGTCCGCCCCGCGGGCCACCTTGCGCGACGCGGCGCGGCGGGTGCTCGACGCCTGGGACGACGAGGCGAACCAGCGATACGACCTCGCGGACGCGATGGCCGCCCTGCGCGCCTCCCTGGCCGGCAAGCCGGCGCGCACGCCACGCGAAGCGGGCGCCCCGCGCAAGCCGCGCGAGGGCACCAAGCAGGAGACGGTGCTCGCCCTGCTCCGCCGCGAGGAGGGCGCCACCATCGCGCAGATCGCCGAGGCGACGGGCTGGCAGCAGCACACGGTCCGGGGCTTCTTCGCGGGCCTCAAGAAGCGCCAGGGCATCAGCGTCATCGCCGCGGAGCGCATCCGCCAGGTCGGCCCGAACAAGGAGGGCGCGAAGGGGTCCTACTCGATCTACCGCATCGCCGAGTGACTCGGCCGAGCCACAGCGACGCAAATCAATCCGAACGCCGGGGATCATCGCGATCCCCGGCGCTTTCGCGAGTTGGCTGTCTCGAACCACAGCGCGAAGCGTCCGTCACGCGCAGGCAACCCGCCGCGCTGCACGGAGACGGACGATGCAGCAGACCGACACCATCACGCACCTCAAGGACCTTGCCGACCACGCCCGCCTGAGCCACACGCACTGGCTGCGCACCGCGCGCCAGGGCGGCAGCGGCAGCTACGGCCCGGCCTACTGCATCGAGGGTGCCGGCATCTGGCGCCGCCGGCTCGGCGAGCTGCTGGCGCAGCTCCGAGCGGCGGGGCGGTGACCATGCCCCGCATCCGCCTGCGCGACAGCACCTACCAGGCGCTCCGCGCCCTGGCCCGCGGCGTCTTCCGGCAGACGGCCGAGCGCCAGCCTGACGGCTCCTGGCTGGTGCCGCTCGCCGACGACACCTGGGACCGCCTCGCGGCGCAGCGCCTGCCGGGCGAGAGCGGCGACGACGTGGTCGCCCGCGTGATCCACCTGACGAGGGGCGGGCGGCTCAGCTGAGCCGTTCGTCGATCCCTTCGTCGCCCGCCCGGAACCGCGCTAAGCAGGGACAACGCCGGGAGCTGGGACGATGAGGCAGGACATTCCGCAGGCCGTTGTCGAGGCGCTGGGCTTCTACGTCTATCGGCTGGTCGATCCCCGGACCGGCGAGACCTTCTACGTCGGCAAGGGATGCGGCGAGCGGGTGCTGCAGCACGCGTGGGACGCGCTCTCGGATCCGATGCCCTCCGACAAGCTCGACCGCATCCGGCAGATCCGCGCCGCGGGCCATGTCGAGATGCTGATGATCCATCGCCATGGCCTCGACGAGCCGACGGCGTTCCATGTCGAGGCCGCCCTGATCGATGCCTATCCCGGCCTGACCAACCGCGTCCGCGGCCAAGGCGCCGAGCAGGGCGCCGCTACGCTCGACGATCTCGTCGATCGCTACGCGGCCCCTGACGCGGTGATTCCGATGTCGGCGATCCTCATCAAGGTGGAGCAGGAGTGGCGGCCAGACCTGACGCCGGAGCAGCTTTACGAACGGACGCGGCGCTACTGGTCCTGCGTCCCGGAGGGCCGGTCGCCGCCGCCGACTCACGCGATCGCGGTTGCGCGCGGCCTCATTCGCGAGGTGTACCGGATCGAGCGATGGGAGTCCTACAACGACTGGCTGGTGGATCGCGACACCACGCGGCTCGGCGATCCGCACGAACCGTGGCCGGCGGGGCGTCCACGCCGCGGCTTCGTGGGGAGCGCGGACGCCGCGTACAGCCACCTCAAGCGCTGCTCGGTTCGGCACCTGGTGCAGGCCGGCTCGCAGAACCCGATCGCCTACGTCAACTGCTGAGCGCCAAGGTGCTCCGGCGCGCGGCGGCCATGTCGTTGAACACCCGGTCCTCGCCGGCGAGCACCGCGGCCTGGCCCGTGAAGACCTGCCAGCGCCTGATCGCCACATCGACGTAGCGCGGATCGATCTCCATCGCGAAGCACGCGCGACCCGTGGTTTCCGCTGCGATGATCGTGCTGCCGCTGCCGCAGAACGGCTCGTAGACCGCATCCCCCGGCGCGCTGTTGTTGACGATCGGACGACGCATGCATTCGACGGGCTTCTGCGTGCCGTGGATGGTGGCGGCGTCCTCGTCACCGCCCGTGCTAATCGGCCAGAGCGTCGCATGGTCGCGCGCGCCCTGCCAGTGGCCGGTGCTGCCCTTTTGGACCGCGTAGAGGCAGGGCTCGTGCTGCCAGTGGTAGTCGCCGCGCCCTATCAGCCTGTCGGCTTTGCGTTTCGGGGATGGGTGGAAGGTTGAGAGTTGGCGGCTCACGCCGGCCGCAGGCGGTGAAGCCTGCGGCAGTTGTAGGCGAGGGCGATCAGGGTCCACTCGGCGCTGACCTTGGCGAGGCCGCGCAGGTGGAAGCGGGTGAAGCCGAGGACGGACTTGATGACGCCGAAGACGGGTTCGACGCTCTGCTTGCGTAGGGCATAGCGGGCTTTGGCATCTTCGCTCTCCAGCTTGGCCTGCATCTTCAGGCGCCAGGGTTCGCGGATGCGGCGCGGCGGCTTCGTCTCGGGCGGCGGCCGGAAGTCGTCGGGCCGGTGTGGCTGGGTGC